AACTTTTGAGGAGTCGAACATCTTCAAACCTTTACACACTGTCCGCACAATCGAAAACGGTAAATCAGCTCAGTTCCCAGTTACTGGAATTGCTTCTGCTTCTTACCACACACCTGGCGACAACATCGCTGAAGCTAATGACGGCTCAGGAAATGCTACTTACCTCAGTGACATCAAAAAGGCAGAACAAACCATCACTATCGATAAGATGTTGTTGGCTTCTACCTTCTTGGCTAACATTGATGATGTAAAGAATCACTACGATATTCGTTCCGTTTACGCGAACGAGATTGGTAAAGCTCTTGCTCTTCGTTTTGATAAAGCAGTAGCTAAGTCATTCATAGGTGCAGCTCGTTCATCTGCTGTTATCACAGGTGGTAAAGTTGGAGGCAGACTAGACGTTCCTAATAACGATTTTAGTGGTCCAGGTTCTGTTGGTAATCCTGAAACTGTTACAGGTGCTGAGTTAGTTGCTGCCTTTTTTAGTGCTGCTCAGAAGCTTGATGAAAATGACGTTCCTAGTGACGGTCGTTTCGCAGTGCTTCGCCCACAAGAGTATTACAGGCTTATTACTGGTGGTGCAGGTGCTCTTGCCATCTCTACTTCTGCCGTCAATAAAGACGTAGGAGGTTTAGGTAGCGTTGCTACTGGATCAATCCCTCAGATTGCAGGTATCACTATCTACAAATCTAACAACATCCCTTCAACTGATTTGACTTCCGCTTCTGGAACAAACTCAGGAGATGCAGGTAGTAGTAATGATTTGTTTGCAGCTACTGACGGATATGACGGTGACTTCAGCAATAGTTTGGGTATCGTAGGACACTCTGCTGCTGTAGGAACGGTTAAGCTTCTTGATCTTGCTACTGAGTCTGAATATCAGATTGAGCGTCAAGGTACATTGTTCGTTGCTAAGTATGCTATGGGACACGGAATCCTCCGTCCTGAGTGTGCTATCGAACTTATTGCTTAATAAGGATTCTCTCTTCGGTGTGGGGAGGGGGGACTGCGTAGCGGAATCCCTTCCCTTCACTGATATTTTTATTTACTAAAGAATGCTATGGCTTTAACGACTAAACTTGATGCAGTAAACATAATGATCTCTGTAATAGGAGAGTCTCCTGTTAATACATTAGGAGGCACAAGTGCTGTTCCTGTGACTGTAGTTCAAGCAGAGTCTGTTTTAAATGAAACAAGCAAAGCAATCCAATCGGAAGGTTGGCATTATAACACTGAGTATGATTATCCTTTAGTTCCTGATTCAGGTACTAGTAAGATTACTCTTCCTGTTAACACTTTAAAAGTAGATTTAGACCCTGAGTTGAACACGGATACTGATCCTGTACAAAGAGGTCTTAAATTATACGACAGGAAAAACCACAGGGATACTTGGACTAAGACCTTAAAAGCTATTATAACTTTTGAGTTAGCTTACGAAGAATTACCTGAACAATTTAGACATTACATATCTGTTAAAGCAGCTCGTATATTTGCTGCTCGATTCTTAGGTAGTCGAGAGATAGAAGGTTTTGCTTTAAGAGATGAGATTGAAGCGAAAGCAAGAGCTATTGAGAGTGACTCTGAGAATGCAGACAGAACCATCTTCGATAACTACAGCGTCTTACGAGTACTTGATCGATAGAGATGCCGTTGCTAGTAAACAGTGTTCCTAACTTAGCACAAGGGGTTTCACAACAACCTGACAACTTACGTTTTCCAGGGCAATGTGACGAACAGATCAATGCTTGGGCTACTGTTGTAGAAGGACTTGTTAAGCGTCCTAATACAAGGCACGTCAATAAACTATTCACTCATCCTGTTAACGATGATGCCTTTGTTCAATACATAGACAGAGATGATGACAACAGGTTTGCTTGTGTATTAGAGAATAAAGTATCTCTTTGTGCAGTCTCTCTTTTCAATTTAAACACAGGCAGTCCTGTGACGCAGGTTAGTATAAGTACACGAGCACAAACGTATTTAAACAATATATCTAATCTTAGAGAAGATGTTAAAGCACTTACAGTAGCTGATTATACTTTCATAGCCAATAAAGAACAGACTGTATCTATTTCTTCTTCTCAACTTTCAGAGCCTTTAGAAAGGGAAGCTTTACTCTTTGTTAAACTAGGAGACTATAAGAAGAACTATAACGTGTACATCGATGATCTCTTAGTGCCTTTTAATAATGCAGCACTTCCAAGTGCACACACAAATGAACACACACCTCACGATGATTACCCTGCTACATATCGTAGTGGGGGTGGGGCAGCAAGTGATGGATTTGACGCTGATACAGGACACATTGCAAAAGACCTCAGCGATTTAATAGCTTATAACTACACTCAAGCCACTAATGTTATATCTAGCATTACAGTTACAAGTGGAGGAGGAAATTATACAGCTGATTTAAATGCTTTATCATCAAATATATTAGTTGACAGTTTTCGAGTGACTGCTGTTGTAGAACAGTATGATAGTAATGGAGTTTTAAAAGGACAAGGAGCAAAAGGTGTTTGTGATGTCCAAGGAGGTGTAATACAAAGTGTTACTATGCTGTACGGAGGAACTGGATACGATAGTTCTTACCCTGACCCTATAATTCAATTTATACCTGAAGTAAAAAGTCCAACAACAGAGTGGAGTTTTGAAGTTTGGAATGGGTTGAACTTTTTATACCCCCTTCTTGTTCCTACTCCTGCACCACTTGCGACAGGAACTACTACATTATCAGCATCAGGTGCGATTAGGACAGAAAATAAAGATGCTATTATTAAAATCTCTAGGGTTTCTTATGTATCTCATAACAATAAATTTTACAAGTGCATACAAAACCACACAGCATCCAGTACAGATGAACCTGGAGTAGGTGCAAATTACTCTACATATTGGATAGAAACAACAAGGACAGATTTAGCTTCACCTTGGGCTTCAACTACTAGTTATGTAATAGGCAGTGACTTTTCGATAAGAGCTGCGGATGGACTAGCGGATCAAGGACTGGGTGTTATTTACAAAGAAGTTTCTAGCATAACAGATTTACCTGCTAAATGTTATAATAATTTTAGAGTTAAAGTAATAGGTGATCCTGAACTAGACCAAGATGACTACTATGTAAGATTCAAAGCAAAGGATAATAAAGAATTTGGAGAAGGTACTTGGATAGAAACTATAGGATGGAAAAATGAAGATGATACTGAAGGAGCATCAGAAGGTATTAAATCACTTTTAAACCCTAATACTCTGCCTTTACAGTTAAAACCTACAGATACTTCCTTTAATTACTGGACCTTAGATGTTGCTTCTTGGGAACCAAGGAAAGTAGGAGATGATAGAAGTAATCCTGCTCCTAGCTTAGTGGGAAGTAAAGTTAAAGATATGTTCTTTTTTAAGAATAGACTAGGCTTCTTGACTAAGAATAATGTATTGTTCAGTGAAGCGGATGAGTACTTTAATTTTTGGAGGACAAGTGTTTTAAGTTTATTAGACTCCGCTCCAATTGATGTTGGTATTAGTCACACAAAAGTAGTGGAGTTACAACACGCTGTTCCTTTTCAAGAGAAACTTGTAATCTTTTCCAATAGAACTCAGTTTGTATTAAGAGGGAGTGAATTGCTTACTCCTAAAACAGTTAGCATTACACCGACAACAGAGTACGATTCTTCGGAGACAATTACACCTTTAGTAATTAATAACTATTTATACTTTAATTTTAAAAGGAATAATAGTGAAGGATTAATGGAGTACTATGTAGATGCTGATAATAATATATTTGATGCTTCTGAAATAACTTCACAAATACCTACTTATATCCCTTCGACTTTAGAGTTAATGGTGGGTTCTTCTGTTCAAGATTTAATCGTAGCTTTGAACGGTGATAGAACTACAATGTTTGTTTATAAATTCTTTTGGCAGAATAAAGAGAAGGTACAATCAGCTTGGCAAAAGTTTACATTCTCCAGGGAAATAATCAGTGCTCATTTTATCGAAGCTAATCTTTTTGTTATCACTAAAGACTCCGAATCTACTTACTTAGAGAAGCTACCTATGGAGAACAACTTAAAGGATGGTAATGATAGCTATACTTTATTGTTAGATAGTAGGTTGGATAAGTCTGAGTTGTCTTTTAGTTATAGTGCATCGACTAAGTTAACTACTATAAGTGGATTTCCTTATGATCCTAATGGAGTTGAGATATATTCAAAGACAGGACATAAGTATCCCTTTACAAGGACATCCACCACAGAAGGTACAGTCACAGCTGATTTAACAAGTGTCGATTTTGTAGCAGGTTTTCCTTATGATATGTTATACAAGTTCTCAGACCAATCATTAAAGCAACCCACAGAAAGAGGAGGAAGATCATCTACTGATTACGCTTATCAAACAATAAGAAGTGGTAGCTTGAACTACGCTGAAACTGGACACTTTACTGTAGAGATAACTCCTAAATTTAGAGATACATATAGCTATGCTTTTAATCCTGAAGTACTAGGTTCTAACTTAACACTTAATACTTTTGTACCTCAAGACGGACATTTCAGATTCCCTGTCCAAGCACAACCTAATGACGCTACTATTCAAATTAAATCTTCTAGTGCTTTACCAGTGAAAATACTTGCAGCTGAATTTGAATCTATGATGATACCAAGAAGTAGAAGATATGGAAGTTAGAATAGAACCTAGTATGCCCACCCTTGATGCTCCTTTGTTATACGATGACTTACGAGAAGAAGATATGATGGAATGTATCGGTCTAATGTTTCACCCTAGAGATGCTGTGTACGGATCATTTGAATCAAGTAGTAAGTGCTACAGCATCAAGACAGATCAAGACGGTCTATTAGCAAGCTTTGGAGTATCTCCTAGGAAGAATGTAGGCATAGCTTGGTTGTTAGGGACAAGGAATTTTTGTAAGATAAAGAAGAAGTTTGTTAAGGATTCACAAGTGTGGATTGATGACTTGATGCAAGGCTTTGATTACTTAACAAACTATGTCATGGAAGCTAACACTTTAAGTATTAGGTGGTTAACTTGGTTAGGTGCTACCTTTGAGGATTGCAATATCCCTGGTTATAAGTCATTTAAGATAGAGAGGAAGTAATATATTATGTGTAATCCAGCAGCAGCAATGGCAGTAGTAGGAGGTCTCCAATCAGGGGTTCAATTCGCAGGTGCTAGACAACAAGCTAAACAACAAGCAGCCGCTCAAGCTCAACAGGCAGCGTATCAAGCCCAATCGTCAGCTGCTGAAAGAAGTCGATTCATGCAAGAGCAATCAAGCATTAGAATGCAACAAGCACAGCAACAGGAAGCTACCTCTAGGGAACTTGAACAAGTAAGTAGGAAGTCTCAAGAAGCTTTAGCTAGAGCGAGAGTTTCAGCAGGTGAAGCAGGTGTTACAGGTGCTAGTGTTACTGCTTTAATGGATGACTATACTAGACAGGAAGCAGGGTATAGAGCAGCAGCTTTAAGACAACAAGAGTTAACTGGAGTGGGTACTGGATTAGGGTTAGAACAAGCAGGGTTCGCTACTACTCAACGTCAAATAAGCATTAATCAACCTCTTGGACCACCTGTCAGTCAACCTAGTATTTTAGGTGCAGTGTTGCAAGCAGGGTCACAAGCGATGAGTGGCTATGCAGCAGGTCAAGGTATTAGTAGTAGGATGGGATCACCGTCTACGTCTACTATAGATATAGGAGGAGGACAGGTTTCTAAGTATATGCCCAAGACAAATCAATATAGCATTCCTACACCAGGTTATTAATTATGGCAGAACGAGTACAAGTACAAGGGTTAGGTGACGCAGTTCCAGGTATTCAACCTACTATTCAACGAGCAGGTCAATACAGTGTAGGTCAGCGTAGAGCTAGTGCAGTTGGTAGGAATAAGTTGATGGACCTTGCTGACGCTCTTTCACAGGTTAATCCTATGCTTCAGCAGTACGCACAGGTAGCCGATATAGAAGCAGAACAATTTGAGGATGAGTTATCAAGGAAGAGTCCTGAAGAGATTCAAGCGATGCTCCAAAAGACAGAGGGAGAGTTTGATAAGCAAGTAAGAAAAGGTGCGATAAGCTGGCTAACTTCTCCTATTAATCAGAAGAGGAAGATAGAAGCTTTAGGTAAAGTAGCCAGCCGTGATTTGATGGTGGAAATTAATAAGCGTCTTACTAATCCTCTAGCAGATGATCCTGAAGGAGGTGCTGATATTGTAAATAAAGTAAGAGATGAGTACATACAAAATAACCCTGGATTAGCAGGTTCTGTTATTGCACAGCAAGGTTTACAAAAAGCTATCAACCCACAGATACAACCTCTTGTAACAAACTTTGAAGTAAGACAGAACGCTAAAGCTAAGGGAGAGACTGCACACGGTGTTATGAGTTCTTTCTATGAAAATGTTAGAGGTGGGTATCAAGGAGGGGAATTAAACCTTGAATCAAAAAATGAATTAGCTACATCTTGGTCTTCTTTAAATTCATACTCAGCTGAAGAACAAAGAAAAATATTCGGAGAAACTTTAATTGCTTTGTCTAGGGATGGACTAGGAGTACAAGCAGATGCTTTATTGGACTGGGCTACGACTAATTTAAACTTTGGTGCATCTAAGATGTCAGCTGCTGATCTAGGTATGTTCGATACTATGATAGATAAAGCGTCTGAAGATGCAGAGGAGGAGGAAGAAGAGAAAGAAAAAGAAGCGATTCAAAGTATCTACTACACAACATCAAGAGATATAGCTGTCATACGATCAGGGAAAGAGGTAACTTATGATGGTGTTTCTTATAAAAGTGAAGTCGAATATTTAAATGCTGTTAAAGAAAAGACATTTAAGGAAGACCCTGAATATGGAGGGCGAATAATAGAAACTTTAAGGGATTTAGAAAAACCTGACCCCAACCTAGAAAAAGATTTATCTAACACATTGATAAGAGAAACACCCTCTATTAGAGTCTTTGAGAGAAACCTAGCACGTGAATTGGAAGCTTCTTTATTGGCTGATTATGCTGATATAACAACAGATCAAAGAACTAGGGATATACTCTTAAATGCACAAGTTGAATATAGTAGTGACTACAATAATAAAAGTTTAGAACTTGTAACTAGCGGTCTTAATGAAACGGAAAGAAAAGCAGAACTAGAAACTTACGCTAAAGAACGTTATTCTTTTTACATAGAAAACACAGCTAATAAATTTAATATTTTAAAAGATAAGATAGACAAAGAAGATAAGATTGAAGTAGAGGCTAATAAAGTTTTAAATAGTAGCTACGAGGAATCTACAAAAGCACCTACATCTAATGATCTTTTTTACTTTGGTAAAGTAGCAGCCACTCCAGAGGGATTAAGGAATGTAAGGGTAGACTTAGCTAGAGAAGCTATAAAAGTAACGTTAAATCCAACAGCTGAACCAAAAGAAAAACAAAAATCTTTTATGTATTTAATGGAAGAGGGGAGTGAAACTTTAACTGTTTTGTCGGAGAGAATAAAACCTGGTGCTATAAAGGAAAAAGGAAGAAAAGGCATAGCTCCTAATCCTAATTATAATAGAACTAACTGGCGGTATAGCGGTATAAAACCAACTCCAGATGAGTATTACACGAGTAAAGAACGAGAGCAATACACCCAACAATATTTATTGATAGAAGGAATAACTGGAGGGTTCGTTGCTGCTTTGGCTGGAGAAGAACCTGTCACACAACTGGGCTTTAGATTTAAACCTGAGACATTACAAGATAAAACAAAAACAGTGAGAATGCTTACTGTACCTTCGATAGAAGCTGCAAGGGAAATAGACAAAGACGAAGATATGCCTCAAGAAGTTAAAGATGTGGCTACTAAAATAGGAGTAACAAATATTGTTAATTTTGTAAAAGATCAAAGAGAATTACATAAGCGACTTAATTTAATTAAATAAAATGGACGAGCAAAACATACTAGAAGAAGAAAATGATGATTTTTTTGACGTTGCAGGTGATGTATTAGCTGCTCCATTTAGAGGTGTAGAAGGTGCGTTTCAAGGAGCGTATAACCTAGCTGATTACATTTCTTTTGATGTACTGCCTGACTACGATACTAGATTCCTTGGTACTTCTAAGACTATGGCAGGTGGTGCTGTAGAAGGTATATCTCAGTTTGCTACAGGATTCATTCCTTTGTTTGGTCTTGCAGGTAGAGCAGGTGCATTAGCTAAAGCAGGTACTGTTACTAAAGGTGTTGTTGCTGGTGCTGCTACTGATTTTACTTTCTTTAACGGACAAGAAGCTAGACTATCTAATCTTATCCAACAAGTACCAGAGTTACAGAATCCAGTTACTGAGTTCTTGGCACACGATGAAGATGAAGGTGAGTTAGAAGGACGCATGAAGAATGTGTTGGAAGGTCTAGGTCTTGAAGCTGTAGCTGGTGTGTTTATTAAATCCCTGAAAGCTATTAAGGACGGACGTAAAGCTAAAGGAGAAGGTAAGGACGCAGTCGGACAAGCACAGGCAGTAGTCGATACAGGGTTACAACAAGACTTAGCTTCTATAGCTAGAGGTCCAGAATTAATAGATGAATTTGATAGAGACATTATAGATGAGTGGTTTGAGCACTTAGATATGGAAGCAAGCCACGATGAAGTGCTGGGAGCTTTAGATCAATTTAAACCTAAGTATAGAAGTTTCTTGAAAGCGTTAGCTAAAGAAGATTGGTTAGGTTTTGATTATCCTTCGCAAGCTGTTGATGAGTTTGTAAGAAATCCAAATATATACGAACAGTTTGAAATATCTCCCTCATTAAAAGGAACAGCGACTAAACTGGTAAACGCAGGTTTTAGAGGTGACTTAGCTGAACCAGGTCTATCAAAAAGGTATGGTATCTTCGCTGGTCGTATAGATGATAAAACAAAAGACTTCTTATTAAAAGGCAAACAAGCTGTAGAGTCTGGTAAACCATTTCAAAAAGGAGGTACACTCGATCCGTCCACACCTCAAGCTGCTACTGTAGAGAGAACTTTAGATCAGTTAGCTGTTAACGCTGATACTCCAGAAGTACAGAACTTAGCTAAGAACTTAAAGAAGATCATAAAAGATCAAGATGATTTAGAGGTTGTAGTTTATTACAAACCTGATGTTGAAGGTGATCCTACTACAGTTAGAGGAGATGTAGGAGATAAAGGTTCTATTGTAGGTGCTTATAAACCTAGTTTGGATCGTGTTGAGTTATACGGAGGAGCGGATGAGCAAACTATTGTTCACGAAATGCTTCACGGTGTTACGGCTAAAAAGATAAATGCTTGGGTAGGACAAGGAGGTAAAGAGAGATCAACAGTGTTATCTAATATAGATAATGTTATTAACAATAAAGCTGCTCCTAAACCTATTAGAGAACTCGCTAAGTCTTTTAAGATAGCGTCAGAAAAAGTAGGTAAAGAATATGAGTTTAAAGGGACGGATGTTTTTGACCCTAAAGAAGGAAAAGGTTTATACGCTTTTAAAGACTTAGATGAGTTTCTTGTGGCTGCCTTTACAGATTTAGACCTACAAAGAATTTTAAGAAGAATACCAGCAGACGATCAAAGAAATATATTTCAAAAGATTGTAGATGCAGTAGCCGAGTTGATTGGAACTATAAGAGGAAAGGAAGGTTCTAATCTTCTTGATAAAGTTCTTAGAGACTCCGCTCAGATAATATCAGCAAGTAGAGGATCGTACATGGGTAAGGCTAAACTTGTAGCTGAAGGTCGTTATTATCAAACAAGACCTAATCTTTGGAGCGTTCCTGAACAAGAGATAACTTCCGCTGCTACTTCTATAAATGTAGCTAAACTACCAGCTGCTTACAACAAACTAAAGAAAGCTGGAATATTCACTAAAGGAATGAAGATGGTGGATATAGGAGGGGGTAAGTTTGATAACGCAGTTGATATGCTGAAGAAAGAAGGAGTAGATTTAAAAGTTTACGATCCATTTAACAGATCAGCACAACACAACAAAGATGTAGCTCAAGCAGTTCAAGGTGGTCAAGTAGATGCTGCTATTTCCAATAATGTACTTAATGTTATTAAGGAAAGAGAGAACCAGTTATTAGTAGTTGAGCAAGCATTTGATGCAGTTAAAGGAAATGGTAAAGCACACTTCTCTGTATATGAAGGAAGTAAGACTGGAGCTGGGAAAGAAACTAAAGCAGGTTTTCAACACAACAAAAAGACCTCAGAATACATTGAGTTAGTAGAAGAAGTTTTTGGTAAGGGCAATGTAGAAGTTAAGAACAATATCATAACAGCTACAAAACAGGCAGACGAGGGTTTAGGCACTGTAACAAAAGCACAAGATTTAGAACCTAATAAGTGGTATGTAGCAACTGTTGATGAAGGTATAATCTCAGGTCCTCATAAAAATAGAAGTGAGGCAGATATGTCTAGACCTGACAGTATTAGCTTTGAAAAAGGTAAAGCACCTTATAAAGGAGCTGGATACTATGAATCTTCAGGAAGATACCTTGTAGGTCGAGGGAAAAATATGGGAGAATTTGTTAGGGAAGCAGACGAAGGTTTAGCTTCTGTGAAAAGACCTAGCGATCTACCTGAGTTTAAGAAAGGTAAAGAAGATGAGTTCCTTAGTGCTATACCTGACAAGTTTAGAGGGTATGCCGAAGCACTTATGGTAGGTGGAGTTAAACCTAGACTACCACAGTTTGCATTGGAGACTGGAGAGGATGCTATTGTTTTAAAAGAATTACTAGAGCAATACTATACAGCTAACCCTGATAAAATAGATGTAAAAGGAGTTGTAGTTGAAATTGATGAAGCACTAGATTTTGATTATGAATCACTAGGACAAGACATAAAAGACATCGAGAAAAGCGAACTAGATAAACAAATTAGACAACAAAGTTTGAGAGACCAAGGACACGCTTTATCTTTAAATATAATAGAAAATGTAGAAGAAGCTAAGAAAGCTGGTTATGGTACTGTGTCTGTATCTAAATTAAAGAACTCCTTCCAACAACTTCTTACAGTAGCTGATGCTTATAGGAAAATAGGTAGAGGTACTGCTCAGTCTTTACAAGCTAGACGAGAAAACTTCAGAAGAAAAAAGATAGGTTTATCTGAAACAGAGTCAGAGATAGAAGGTTTAAGGAACGAATTTGTTAACAACTCAGGTAATATGAAACCTGAGAAAATGGTAAAAAGAATAGAAGAAATAATAGACCCTAACGATTTAGACGGAAGTTTTGCTGGTCTATTTAAGTTAGCTAAAAAGGCACAAGGT